CGATGGTGACTTCACGCCAAAGAAATTCATTACTGCAGTCCATGCGTCTTGCGCCATGGAGAGCAGTTTTGTGCCAATTCGTCCACCAAATGCGGCAATACCATTAACAACGCCTTGAACCATCGCTTCGGCCAGATTTGCGCCAGCGTCTCCCATTCGAGGTCCACCGTTGCGAATGGTGTTAGCCAAAGAATTGATGAAATTGATCGCAGCATCTGACGCAGCTTGAGCAACCCTTCCGGCGTTGCGCCCGATACCTTGAACAAATGCAACAATAACCGCCGTACCTTGATCGATAACGGCGCCTTCATTGTTCGCGATTCCGCGCAGGAATCCCACAATGATTTGAGATCCCTTATCCACCATTTGAGGAACGGCGTCGGCCAAGGTGGTGAGAATCTTGATGATTAGTTGAACGATAGTATCGACGATCTTCGGAATGACTTCAAGAACAGCGTCCAAGAACGCGTCCATGACAGCCTTCATTGCTTGGAAAATTTGAGGCCCTGACGTTGCAATGACTGTCGCGAATGCGACAATACCAAGACCCAGTTGTGTTGCCATATAAGGAATGAGCGCAATCAACGACACAACGAGCCCAATGACAACGGCCGTTCCGGCGGCGCCCACTGTCGCGAGAACAGAGATTGCTGTGGCAAACGCAAGAACACCAACTCCGGCTAGTGCCGCACCCGCTCCAAGAAGTAGAACAGCTGCGCCCAAGCCAAGCAATGCGGGAACCAAAGGGGTCAGAAGGAGTCCCGCAACACCAATGATGGTGAAAGCACCAGCCATAGCGATAAACGCCTTGATGATGGTCCACAAATCCAAACCACCCAGTGTGGTCAAGATTGGTGTAAGAATTGCCAATGCCGCAGCGGCAACGACAAGTGCCGCGGATCCAGCAAGTGTGCCATCCATAACAACGAGGGCGGCGGCGATGATGAGAAGAGAACCCGCAAGGACAATAAGACCCTTAGCGATTTGTTCCCAACTCATGTTGGCCATTTTACCCAGCGCATTTTGCACAATTTCGAGCGACGCAGCGACGACAAGGATTGCTGCGGCATTCAAAAGCGAGCCTTGAGGGAGAAGATTCAGCGCTAGCGTTATGGCAGCGAGAGAACCTGCCATGACCGTGAGACCTCGTCCTATTTGATCCCATTGCAGACCGGACATCTTCTGCACACCATCGGCGATAATCAACAAAGCTGATGCGATAACGACAACGCCAGCAGCTCTGAGAACAGAACCTTGGGGAAGAAGGTTCATCGCCGCGGTGACCAATCCGAGACCGACAGCAACACCTGCCATGCCTCGCGCCATTTCTTCCCAGTTGAATTTAGTGAAATCACTCACTGCTGCCGCTAGAATCCGGAGACCTGTAGCAAGCAGAATGATTCCGGCGCCTTGTGCGATACCACCGGCATCTGCTTCGGCGAATTTAGTGAAGAGAGCCAAAGCACCCAACAATGTGCCGACTCCCACAAGACCCTTGGCGAGCGATTCCCAATCCAACGTGCTCAATGCTTCGACGGAGGAAACCAGAATTCTAATCGCGGCAGATATCAGAATCAATGCCGCACCAGAACGAATCATTCCCGGAGCAGCCGAATCCATAAGATGGCTGACCAAGATCAAATCACCCAGCAGAATCGTCACCGCAGTCAAACCTTTGACCAAACCCGCGAAGGGAATGTCGGCAAGGATCTTTACTGAAAATGCCAGAACGGCAATAGCTGCACCCAAAAGGATCAATCCGGCAGAAAGTACTCCTATTTTGAGCGCAGAACCCGTTGATGTGATTTTGTTGAACACGAAGAACGCTGTGCCCAATTGAGTGAACATTGTGGCGATTGCGATTGACCCTCGAGCCAAACCTTCGGCATCAATCTTCGACAAACCAATTAATGCGAGCGTCAGAATACCCACAGCAAGAGCAATGCCGAGCAAAGCGCCCGCATTCAACGAATTCTGCATTCCCTTGAGAGCTCCAGTAAAGCCCTCAAGCGCTTCGTTGATGTTCTTGAAGAATCCACCGCCATCTTCGAACAATCCCTTGAACTTCTTCAAGAAATTGCGGAGCGAGAGAATCAATACAGCGAACAAACCGGTATCGATAGCCCCAGTGACGGCGCTGAAATTCAGTCCACCCTTGAATACACCGGCGATTGCTAGGCCAACTCCTCTGGCCCATGTGACAAACCCCGCGGTAAGAGTAGCTATTTTATTTGTGATGATTGTCAGAATGTTTTCGATATTGTGCCATACATCGGCGATTTCTTGTCCGATTCGCTGTATGGGGGTCAGCGCATTGGACAATTTGCCAACAGAACCGCCGATTGCCGAAGCACCATTGTCAGCGTTCTTGAACAGTTCATGAAGAACGGTAGACAATGCCTTGAACAACGCGATTGGCACTGCCAGAATCTTTTCGATAGCGCCGAAGATCTTACCGAATGCATTGCCTTGTTGAATTGCTTGTCGAAGAGATACCAAGAAGTCGCCGACTCTTGCGGTGAAGTTCAAGAATCCGCCAGAGCCAGCCGAAAGCTTCCCAACAAGATCGCCGATGAATTTAGCACCGGCTTTGATCAGATCCCAACCAATTCCCAATATCGCAAAGAATCCGGCAAAAGTCCTCCGGAGGTTATTGGCAGTATCTGCTCCTATTTTGAGCTTCGCCATGAAGTCTCGGAATTCCGTCGACAAAGCGACAAGTTGTTGTGCTGTCGCTGGCGGAAAAATTTCTTGAAACGCGTCCTTGATCGGCGCTAAGATTGATTTCAACGCATTAAAGCCATTGACTATCCCGTCAATGACGGCCTGACGGCCGCCCAGATCTTTCCATGCCGTAAGAAGTTCATTGAGCGAATAGACAGGAGCCGTGAACGCGTTTTCCAATACATTGTGCAAACCGCTGAAAAGATCTTCGGCTTGATTGAAGTCGCCGAAAATTGTTTTGAAAACTGCGGCCCATGCCGTGGCCACTTCTTCTTTCAACGCTTGAGTCAACTGCGACATCGTCTTAATCTTTGTCGCAGCATCGACCGCTATTTGTCCGGTCTTAAGGATTTCTTGGGCTTGTTGTTCCGTGAAACCCATCGCTCTGATTTGGGCATCACTCAAGTCACCTGTGAATTGCGCCAACGTCTTCGTCAGAATGTCTGACGTCAGCCAGCCCTTTTCCAAGCTATTTCGGAAACTTCCAGCCTTCTTGATGATGCTATCGATAGCAACGCCGCTAACGCGAGCAGTATTGACTAGCGCATCCTGGAATGTCTTTCCGCCAAGTCCAGCATTGACAACGGAATTCCAGTCTTGAAGATTGACCTTCCCAGCCGCAATAGCTTGAGACAACTGATACATCGCGGTAGTGGCTTGTTGCGAACTCGATCCGGAAAGAGCGGCCAAGTTGGCAATACCCTTGATGGATGCCACTGAATCTTTCAAACCAACACCGGCGGCAGTGAATGTACCGATATTGGCTGTCATTTCACTGAAATTGTACACCGTTTGATTGGCATACGTATTCAATTCGTCAAGAACTTTAGTGACATCTTGGAGCTTTGTTCCGGCAGAAGCGGTATTTGCCAGAATTGTTTGAACGGCATTGATTTGCGTCTCGTAGTTTTCGAACCCGGCTGTCACAGGTTCGAAAGTAAATGCTTTTGCAATTTCAACACCGACATCAACCACCCGGTTGATGATATTTGACAATGCAGTGATAGCAGCTACTTGCAAAGCTGTAAATTTTGCACCGAGCGATGATACTTGACCTTGCGCACCCGATGTGTCGAATTTGTTAAGTGTGCTACTAACATCGCTGAGACCTTGAGAGGCGCCTTCCAGTTTCAGCGCTTTACTCAAAGCTTGCAGCAGCGACATGGTGGAGTTGACGCCATTGGCGAATGCCGCGTTGTCGAATGTCATACGAACGATGCGTTCGTCAATGTTACTCATGCAGAGGTCACCGCCTTCCACACTGTCTCTGCGATACTGTCAAATACAGGTCTCATGGCGGGATTGATATAATCTCGCCCCGTAATATACCCACCGGTTCCCGTGCCATGACCATATTGAATCATCAAAGCGACAGGAAAGCCATTTTCCACATCTGAGTTCGTCCAGCCGATCATGACAGAACCGGCAGAACGAACAATCGTATACCCCCACGAATTTGCAGCTAGACCCGAATCTCGAGGAGTAGCTGCTTCTAGAGCTTGAACACCTTTTCGCGCTTCTGCTTCGCATATTCTGCCGATATCGAGCTTTCGCACATTACCGAGAAATCGCATCGTTTTGCTGAAATCGCCTTGAGACGAGAAGGAGAACATTCGCCCTCCTTAGTCACTCAGGCGCGTGATGGTGAAGTTGCAGCGGTTGTCGAACGTTCCATCGATCTGGTCCGAAGCGCCACCGGTAGGAGCCTGATATGCGACACCAAGAGAGTCGCCAGCCGCACACCGAATGCGCACCATAGCCTGATTCGTACTCGTGATGGGGATATTGCACAGCATCCGACCACCGGTTGTATCGTTATCCGCGACTAGTTTGTACAGATACAGCGATCCGGCCGTACTCACCGTGGTGATGAAGTTCGTTTCGACCATGTATTCGCCGTCTTTGTTGGTGATGATTCGGCGAGCAGTAGCAAGTCCCGAAGCAGGAATGCTAAACCATTCGTTATCGGGGTTATAAAAATCGATGGTCGAATCAATACTGTTCCATGGAACCAGCGTTACCGCACCAGCGGTGTAACTCGTTCCGCTTGTCTTGAGTGCACGAATCTTCGGCAACCGCTTATGCGCATTGAGCGAGATTCCAATCCATGAGTTGGTGCCCGTCTTAATAAGACGAACGCCCCCATAGTTTGGATAGCCGTTTACAACCCCGCTCATCGTCACACCCGAGCCAGGAATAACCTTGGCGCCACCAGCTCCGATGGAAATAACCTCGATCACGGCACCAACAGGAAACGCGACACTACCAGTGCCGGAGTTGGGAGGAATGGTGACCATTACTTGGTTCGTCAAAGAGGAATTGTTGACGAAAACCATGCCATTTTGATCTGTCAGAGCCAATGTCGTCGCAGCCGTCACAGTTCTCGGTGACAACACCAAACCAGCAGCTTGCAACTGAGACAATTGAACTAGATCATCCGATGCTGCAGCAGCCGCGGCCTTTGCGGTTCCTGTCGACGTCCTCTTGACGAGCATGTTGGCCGTTGCGGCTGTATCGGCTTGATATGCGGTCAGATAATTCGTCGGATCGACGCCATTCAACAAAGCAGAATCGTCGGCCTTGCCATGCAAAGGAAGAAACTGCGCTTCGAACACGATAGGAAGATCCACCCAATGAGTGGAACCGTCACCGATCTTGATTGTTCCCGTGTCCTTGGAAACACCGATTTCTCCATCGGCCAGGATGTAATTCGACGTCACCCATGTGGTCTCAAGAGCACGCCGTTGCTGCATTCGTGTGCCAGTTGCCATTACGGCGTACCTCCATCAATGGTCGTGACGACCGCGGTAGTCGTATCGCCTGCATCATAAGTGGCGAAGACTTCGGTGTACGGTGTGCCCGCATCATAAACGCTATCCAGATATGAGTCGAACATGAACAACAACTCGCCGGGCGATGGTATCGACGAGTTTATCGTGTCAGTGCCGTACAGAATGTCTTCCAGATTTGCGAGAAGTTCTGCCGGAACATCTCGAGAATCCACAATGAAATGCGCTGTTGGTCGGTAACCATCAATCACAGCAGCACGAGATGTGATTTTCCAGCTGAATGTGATTGGATCATTTTGATCTTTGAGGGATTGGTATNCTCGATCGGATGGTTCTGCGGTCAAGTTGTAAAGAAGATGAAGCTTATAACCGAGTTCCAAACCTTGAATTTCATTTCCCACTTTGGAGCGGTAGGACATGCTGAAAGGACGACGCTTTTGCTGTGCGATGCGCAAACCGTTTTGAGCCGTATACGTCCCGTCACAGCGTTCAAATTCCAACGGGTACGTATACGCTTCCAAAGTTCCTTCGAATTCTTCGGGAGCTGTGCGATTGCTGATTTTGATTCCATCAAGGTATCGCGGTGAGCTTTCACCTCCAGAATTTTTCTCCGTAAAACCCACCAGTCCGATCCATGGGACACCTGGATTTGAATCAACAAACAATACGCCATAATCGATTCCCGCTTCAAAAAAGCGTTCTCCGGTCTGGCCCCAATCCAATCTTGTCATCGCACCTCCCTCACCCGCTCGTCTTATACTGAGCGAGACGTTCTCGGTTCAGTTTCCCTCGTTCTTGGGGAGTCATGTTCTTTGGCGGGGTGTTTTTGAAGTTGACAGTTCTGATCAAAGTAATTAATCTGTTCAGATGCCAATGTTGAAATTCGACCGGGATGCCTAATGAGATCATCCAGTAATAGATTAATTCGGTCGTGATAGTTTCTCTTGATGCTGGAGCATTAGGATCGCTATGCAGTTTTGTTGCAGTCATCTCATCCGAGATGTAATCTTTGATTTTGTCCAAATGATGCGTGATAATCTTTGTGAGGATGTCCGGAGACAATTCGTCGTTAAGAATCATGCATTTGACATACGAAATGGTTTCTTCTACAGTCTTATCTTTCTCGCCAAGAAAGGGCTTTTTCCAAATTGACTCCCATTTTGACGCAGAAACCAAGGAATGCTCAAGTTTTACCTTGACAGAGGAGTAAGCGATAAACCTGCTCGTCTCTTCATCAAACCCCTCATCAATCGGGATGGCAATCTCAAGCATTCCTTGGCTCCTATTCGGTTAGCTGAAGATGATGCCCCATTCGGTCTGCGTCTCCGCCGGGAACTTGTACCCGAGGGCGGGCTCCGCCTTGACGAGCTTGTTCGACGTGATCGGACCGAACGGACCCGCGGGAACGAGAGCACCATCGATGTAGTACTCGACACCAGTGACGGACGGAATGGTGATGATGTCCGTACCTGCGTCGTACGTCGGCGCCGTCGGGGTGGCCGAAGTCAGCGTAGACGCCATGATCGTGATGACCGTAGCAGGCAACGGCAGAGTCGGATTCTCAGAAGACGTGCCGTACAGGTAGCCTTCCAGCGTAGCCAGTTTGGCCGGATCGACCTCCGTGCTATCAATAGTCATGCTGGCCGTCGGAGCGTAAGGAACAGCCAGAACTGTACCCACAGACGTCGGCGTCGTGGAGATGTCCCACGAGAATGCAATCGGCGCCGGTGAGTCATTCACCGTGGAATACGCCTTCTGAGACGGCGCAGCCTGAGCGTTCCAGACGAGATGCAACTTGTATCCGTACGCGTTTCCCTGAGTGTCGTTCCCCTTGAGCGACTTGTAGGAGAAACCGAACGGCTTGCGAGCCTGCTGCCCAATGGTGACACCAGGAGTCGGCGACGCAGAACCATCGTTCTGCTCGAACTCGATCGGATACGTGAAAGCCTCGATCGTCGCGCCAAACACCTCGGTGGCGATCAAGTTCAGGTACTTGATGTTGTCCGCGTACTGGGGCTTCGCATCGGCGCCCGACGGCTTCTCGGTGACGGTGGTGAGACCATTCCAGGCCACACCATTGATGTAGGCGCCCGTGTTGTCGATCTGATACAGAACACCGTTCGACACACCGGTCTCGTACGTGCGTTCGCCCGTCTGATCCCACGTGAGTGCGGTCATGCTGTGTACATCCTCTCATGCATAGATGTTGAACACATCGTGGTTCAAGTTGTCAGCAACGAAGAACCGTTCGTGCACACACTGGGGTAGTGCGGCGATTGCGTCGAACGCCGATTCATCCGGGTTCTGGCTGATCAACGTCAATTGATATTGTTTGGTGACGAGATATGATTCGTTGTCAGCGTGAGCCGTATTGGCTCGTGCTCTTTCGTATGTGATTGCCGGATACACCATCTGCACATTCTCAGGAGGCTGAAAATATACATTAGGCACAATAGTCTCAAGAGTTGACTGCAGCTGTGCCCTCGGGGCCATTGTACCTACCTCCCAACTTCAGTATCAGGCGGGGGCTCTCGACAGAGACCGAAGTCACCTTCCAGAGAGCCCCCGACCATTCCACATACCGAATGGCAGAGAAATGTTCGTTCGCGTGCGAATCCGACACAATCGAGATGGAATTCGAGACAGTCAGATCACTATTGACTTTCTGATCGTTCTCGGTATTCCTGTAGTTACTCAGGACATCGCCATAGTAATATCGATAGGCGATATCACCCGAATAAACTCCATTTCCTTGATTCTGTGCCTGACCGAACCCGACTTTCCCATAATACCGTGCCATTCGGAACCTCCATTACGACTTGGTGAAGGACCAAGTGGCGTCAGTGAGGTGCGGGAAGTAGTAGCCGGTGTTCGGGACAGCCTCGATGGCCTGCGTCTGACCGGTGGTCAGGGCGGTCTGCGCGCCCGCGGACAGAACCGTACCAGCGGCGCCGAGAGGACCAGCAATCTGAACCTCGTAGGTGACACCAGTGACGGACGGAATGGTGATAACACCACTCGTGTTATCGAAGGTCGGGACAGTCGGCGTAACCGAAGTGCCGGCACCGCGGACGATGACCTGAGCAGTCTTGTACTTGGTCAGACAGCCGGACATCCGGGTCTCGATCAGGTACTTCCACTGGTTGTAGTCGATGTCGAAGAAGTCGAACGGAGTGATCTCGCCGCCGCGGGTCGAACCCACAGCGTAGTCGCTCAGGTTCGCGATGATCATCTGGATCTCGGCGCCGTCACGCATGGCACCTTCCATGACCGGAACCTCAACGATATCGACAACGCCCAGAGCACTGGCCAGATCGGCCTTGGTGTTGTACAGACGACGGTTGAAGCCGTCCTTTGCCAGCAGCATGTCGACCATGACCTGATTCGTCATGTACGCCGTCGGAGCAGTACCCTTGTAGGTGTATCGAGCACGAAGAACAGCCTCGACGAGATCCCCAGCACTGACATTCGCCGGAACATCCACGACATCGGTGTAGAAGCTGTCGTCGTATGCGATGGGACGGATCTTGTCTTCGTCGATCTTGTCCGGGTCGTCGATCTCGCGACCGTCACCGATCAGGATCGCACGAGCGACCTCCTCACGGAGCATGAAACGCATTTCGACCCAGAGCCACGCGACGACATCGAAACCAGTGATGTCCGTGATGTCGTCTCGGTCGAGACGCTGCTTCTTGTAGATGGTCTTCGGGCTGGTCTCACGCTTGGCTACCGCGAAGAACTGCTCCTTCTTCATCGATGCCTTGATGTAACCCTTGGCGCGAGCGGTCTCATACGTCAGGTCAGCCGAGATCGACCTGATCTTCGACCACGGGATCTTGCGAGTGGCGTTCAGAACGCCCTCGACCCATTCCATCCGCCGCGTGATGAACTGCGGCGTGTCGTCGATGACCTTGGCATCGGGGAACAACACCTCGATGTTGTCGATGCCATAAGTTCCTGCGTGCTGCAAGAAGGCTTCGTGAAAGGAACCCAGCTTCTTGGCGTCGGCGATCAAATCATTGTGCAGGGTCTCAATCTGAGCGTGAGTCAGAGTTCCGCCGCGCTCCAGCTGCGCAACGCCCCCGCCACCGTTCTGCTGATTGTTGTTCTCGAAGACGTTGCGCGTCATCGTGCCATCCTTATCGCTGTGCTTGAGCGATGAATCCTTGTCGCCGGATTCATCCTTATTGTCTTCGTCGGACTTCTTGTCGTCTTCACCCTTGGCGTGCTTGTCATCGGCCGAGTGAGTGGCAGCAACATCCGCCTTGTCTTCGGCGGTATCCGCGGGACCAGGTTCGTCCTCAAGAGCCTGCTTGATCATGAACTCGAACAATTCTTGCTGTTCAGGATTAAGCGTGTTGAAGACATCCTGATACGTCTTGGTGTCGGTAGCTGCAGTAGCCGTAGCGGCATGTCCAAGATCCAGCCCGGCATCATAGCCGGGGTAGATGACGCCTTCATCGGCCAGATCTTCGTAATCGCCATCGCCATGCGACACCCGAACGAAATCAATCTTGGCGCCAGGATTGGCGCCCTTCATGACCACGCTGACCTCGATCAGTTCTCCGTGAAGAACGACCTTATTCTTTTCGATGAGCTGATTGGCGTAGATCGACAGACAATCGACATCGCCGTGCTCGACAAGAGCCTTGGTGTGTTTGCCCGCAGATGTGTCGTTGAAGAAACACGACGCGTACATACCATCTTCGCGGTGCTGTAGAGTCGCGTATCCCAGAACATTTTCTGGATTATTGTGAACATGATGCCAGACGAGCGGAATCTGCTTCCCGTCCATGTGCTTGAAAGCTTCGGGCGTGATCGTTCGCCCGTCCGAGCACTTGAGACCGAACTTCGTTGCGTACCCGCCACAATCGGGTTCCACCAAAGTCGAAGTCACTACGGTCTCCTTTCTTCATCTCGTGTCGAGCGACTAGCGCTCAGGACGGTGGCGCCAACGCTTGTTGCTTTTGCAGCGGAAGACGCTGCGAAGTTGCGCGAATTGGTTGATTCGGTTGCTGCAACTGCGGAGGCGTCGGCGAAGGAGTAAGCCCGAGTTTGTCATTGGGCATGTTGCTATTACGAAGTTGATCGGCCTTGGGGTCCTTCTTTGGAGCCAAACCAACGATTTGGCGGATTTCATTCGACGACGCGATCTCGTTTCGAGTGAACTTATCGGCAAGATCAGCCAAGTTCTCAATCGGAACCAACGAAAGGAGATCGTGGAAATACATAATGCTCTGACCTTGAGTTCGGCCAGTCTTTGTGAGGAACGATCGCTTCATCGCCTCGACGATGGCATCGAGAATGGGTTTCTGTGTTCGGTTGTAGTAGTTCCGCATCGTCTTCTCATCTGCGGTTCCATCCATAACCTCTTTGGTGATACCCAGCTGACTGTAAAGAAGCTGTTCCAAATACTCGACCTGAGCCATCAGATTGTTCTCCGACGGACGGTTGAGTTGAGTGATCTTCTCTGTGCCATCAGCGTAAGCGATTCCGTACTGGCTGCCTTTGAGCTGAAACTCAATATCTTGCCGTCGCTGTTCAGCTTGTTGGCGTTTCGCTTCAGATCTGATTGTGTAAGGAAGTTGGATAATCAAATCCAATTTTCCCGATGCCGATTGTTCATTGACGGCATCCAATTTATGCAGCGTTCGAATCAATCGCTGTAGCGTCGAATTTTGTTCATTCATGACCGCATACAGCGGATTTTCGATGATCGCCGTATTACGTTTCGATACCGTGACTTCTTCGCGTAGTCCAGTATCTTGGTTATACAATGATACGGTGATTCGTGTGGGATACCATCGAATAATTCGCCCAACCCGCATTGTCAGAATATCATAACTTCCCGACAAGTTGGGATTAATCGTTGTATCCACGGGAACAATGGCGATGACGCCTTCGTCGAACAGAGACAAAACCATGTCTCGACGAAAATGCTGAGCTGCTTGATCGATGTTCGCTTCCAGCGTCAAACATGAATTCAATCCGCTATCGATATCAGAACTATAACGGCCTTGATCATCCAATTTGACGTGTTTCATGACAACACTAGCAACATCGATCGCCATTCGAGTGAGAATTGACGACAGAATCGTTTTCTCAGCACTGAACCTGAGATATTGCCTGTCCGGTCGAGTACCGTAGGAGGCCACCACAGATTCGAACGGCTCACGCTGATCCAAAGTTGTAAATACGTTCCACGCGTGCGCCAGCCGACTCATTAAACTCATACGTTACCTCCTCCCGTCACTCGAACGCCTCCTTGTTGAGTTTGTAAGCAACGTAAGCGTCCATCAGGGCCGCCACGTTGTCGATCTTTTCTTCCGTACGCTTCTTCCAAAGCTTTCGGTTGCCGTTAGTATCTTCGAGAGTGATTGCGTTGCCCATAGTGAACGACATGAGTTCTTCATCAAAAATGAGGAGTCGCTGTTCGCTCAGTTTCTTCAATTCACCCAACGGAACGGATTCGGTTCGAGCACCTTGAATGACTTTCTCGATACCATACGGACCATTGTCTTGTTCGTACCGCGTTACAAACTCTTTCGAGTTGTATGGGTCGAATCCCAAGCATCGCAGGTCGTATCGCATAATTCGGGCATGTTGATCGAGATCATCATACACGTCATTCATGTCGAGGACGGTTCCCTCGAACACATGAAGGCTTCCCTCTTGCCGAAACGTTTCGTATTTGTATCGAAGAGCTCCGGGCAATTTCATTAACGTATGCGACGAGATATAACTACGCGTTTTGATGCCAAATTCCCCGCGCGCGAGCGGGAACAGGAATGTGAAAGCACAGAAGTCGTCGCCTTGCGACAAGTCCGCGCCCAACGAGCAAGGAAGATCCCAGAATTCATGACGAGGATGCGGAAGCGTTTCTTCGTATGTGAAGAAGTATGTGTATCCCTCCATAGGAATACCAAACCTCTTCGCCAAGATATCGTTTCTCGCTGCTGGTGCTTTTTCGGCGCGTTCGACATCCAGCTGATATGTTTCGTATGTGACAGTTCTGCCGATGTTGGGTTGTGCCTTAACCCACATATCAGGGTTGGCGACTTCTTGAAGTTCATCAAGTTTGTAATGCCAGATCGAAATATGAGGTGCTGAGTACTCACCCTTGAGGATCTCCGCCAACTCCATTTTGATTGTGTCGCCGGAGCCGTTTCTGACCGTGCCTTCTGAACTGATGGCGATAATCAGATAATCGTCAAGCTTGGAGGCGCCTTGCTCGAGAGCACCGATCACATCTTCGCGAATATCGCCAGACAACCATTCGTCAATGGTAGAGATTTTCGGACGTAGACCCTGAAGCTTCGCAATGGACATCGGACGGATCTCGAGCAAAGATCCAGTCAAAAAGTTTTCGATGCCTTTCTTCGTTGCAGCCAGTTTCTGCCGCAACATGCGATTTCCTGTAGTGTTCTGCATCGAGCCATTCGTCAGGAACTTGAAGAGTGGGCCCTTTGCGCGAGTAATAGCCGTTCGAAATGGCGCCATCACCTCCTCTGCCTGTTTCATGGTCGGCGCAGTCGTGATTTGGTGGGTAGTTGTCACGTCAACATTCAGAAAAAAAGCCTGAAAACATTGGGCGTACATGGATTTGGCGGCACCACGTGCAACGATCAAGTACTGTTTAGTCGTGAGTCGTTTCTTGATTGTTCGCGTGACGTAATGACCACCCGATCCATCTTCGCCAGGTTCCCAGATAGATCGATCGACGTAATAATACCAACCGAGAATTTGTTCTGCCCACAATTTGAATGTCGGCAAGAGATGAAGATCTGTGCCGTCAGTAAGAGTCAGTTCTGCTTCGCAGTATTTGATGAAACCATCGATGGCGCACGAGTCGTACCAGAAAGCAGGATTCGCGATAAGCGCGTCGATTCGGTTCATCTCCGCGGAGATCTCACGGTTGACGGGAATTTCGCCCCGGAGGACTTGTTCCCGAAACAATCCGTAATAGTGCGGCGTCGCCGTATTCGACAGAGCCATCGTTCACCCCCTTTCCAATACTAAAAGTCGATACTGAAAATCGCCCGTTGATCGCCCCAACATGCCGCAACTTTATTGAAATAGAGCGTGCTGGGAATCTCATTGTTCATTGCTGTCGGGTTAGTCGGACCAATGGACGCATGTGGCAAGAAATTTTTGAATTCGGATTTATTCCATTTCTCAACGAAACTTCGAGCCACAAGAAGTTGAGGTGTTGGATGAAAAACCAACGCATCAACGATGGGATTATCCAAAGTACCTTGGCCGAGCTGCTGAATACCGACGACAGGTAGCGAGAATGCTCCAGTTATTCTGCCAGCAGAAATTGCGTCTTTGATCAAAGCGTTGAAATCACCGATGGGTTGCTCATCGATCATTCCGCCAAATACCAATGTCATGTGCGGGAAATCCTGCCTGCACCATGACCCATCAGATGGAAGAAACGCAATCATTATGCCATTGCTCACGCAGCACCGCCAATCGCAACCTTCTTGGCGATGGTGGTGGCAACCTTCTTACCGATGGCCACCTGAACTTCGCGCTTGCCGACCTCCAACAGCGTGGAGGAAATCCAGCGCTTGACGGGATGTTGTTCGTTCACAGCAAGTCGCTTGAATTGCTGTTCGAGATTCATGCGGTTGATCGCCGTCTGAAGCTCGGCATTGGTCAGAGCTCGCGGCTTGCTTCGTTTCGCTCGAGCTCGCAAATCGAGCGCCTTTTGAGCGTCAGCCGAAGGACCTTCTTTGGCTCCCTTGCGGACGCCCCACTTCATCCCCTTCACGCCATGGTGAGTGAGGAAGTCTTCGACATATGACACAGCAACCTCCTCTCCATTTTGACGTGAACTTTCTAGAGCCTTGTCCATTCGCATTCATCATCGTCAGGGATTGGGGGAGGCGGATTAGGATTAACCCAAGCCACGCCTTCTCTCCGAACATTGATGCGCCATTCGAGTTCCTTGATCTGCGACTCAAGCCCACTGATCGTGTATCGAGTCGTCGGTGGATCGAAGAGCAGTTTAAGTCGAAGGAACATGTAGCTTTTGACGTTGTTAAGCCGAGGATCGTCCCCGAGGAAGGCGGACCATGTCGCAACATTATCCTCGATTGCGAATCCCGGATCAAGTCCGACACCTAATTGATTTAAATCACTCAGAACGGAATTGATGTGCATGATGATATCAGCATCGAATGCCGTGTAATCAGGAGCAAGACCCAAGACTTTCTTAATGCTGTCAAGGATGCTGTCTGTCATTGTTCACCTCCCTCGGAGACTATCCGTTCACAAAATGTCCTCAGGCGGTCTTCGCAGTGATGTCAACCCCGAGAACACGAATGTCTTCGAAGTCCTGCACGACCTTGGGATCGCCGCCCTTCTGACCGATCCACCACTGGAGACCCTCGAGCTCCGTCGTGTCGGCCACGTGACGACGGGTCAGACCATTGCCAACCCAAATGTCCGGGGTGCCCTTTGCCTGGGCAAGAATAAGATTCTGCACTTCGTCGTCCCCTACTGTTGCACTGGTGTTACTTCTTCCGGTGAACTGACCGTAAGCCTGCTGAGCAACCTGAATCAACTGTGGCCACACCGAATCCATGTACGGACCCGGGCACTCGGTTGAGTACCAATGATGATGCGGCACCAGGTTACTGTTGTCCGGTCGAGTTCCAATAACGTGAGCGAAAAGCCAACCCGCAAGGCGGGCAGCTTCGCGCCATGTGGTTTCCGCGACTGGCCAAATACCGCCAGCCGTGGTGTTCGACATTTCGATTGAGATGGACTCTTCGTTCCCGACAGTATTGCCGCAAGCCCATGCGTATTCATCGACCTTGACGTACTGAGCCACGGCGCCGAAACGGTCGACGTCGAAATGCGCCGATGCCGGACGAGTCTGCCAAGTGGCTAGTACTTCTTCGTGACTGAGCACTCCACCGTTGTGGTGGATGGTCACCATCAACTTCCGATATGAATCATGGTTGACATGTCCGGTCGCGTTCAAGCCAGCGATCAAATCCTTGACGGGCTTGTCGTATCCGATTGTCGTCATTTAGACCTTCTGGAGCTCGTTCATGACATGAGTGATCGTGGGGATGGTGAAACCGGCGGCAGAAAGTCGCTGACGAAGACCCTTTTCGCTACCCCACTCGCCGTTCTTCACTCGCTGCGGCAAATTGATGTGGCTTACCTCGTAAGCGGTAGGAGCACCACCAGCGAGACGCTTGTTCACAAGCGTAAATACCGCGGTCACATCGTGACCGGCGTCTTCGAGGTTGACGCGAGCAATTTCATGCTCACCCCATAGACCACCAAGGACTTCGTGAGCAAGCTGCTCGTTCGACTTACCGTCAGACGGCGGAGTGGTGTCGGGCGCCGGGGTCGGCTGCGCAGGCGCAGGCGACTCGGGGGTCGAGTCCGGAGTCGTCTGGGGGTTCTCCGGTGCAGGGTTGGTCTGCGGCTCGTTCT